GGATTACTACTACAACTCTGACCCCGAGATCATGAAGAGCGAAGCGAAGATTGCTTATATGCAAGAATTGATTTCAGTTCTAAAAGAGATAGTAGAGAATGTAAAGTGGAGGCACCAAACGATTGGTAACATGATTCGTTTCAAGCAGTTCGAGGCAGGATTCTAATCGACCACTGGACGGACTATCTCACCAAAGCAGAAGACTTAATCAATAGAGGGTTTGTTCTTGATGCTGATGTGGATGCTCTGGCGAAAAAACTCCAAAGTATAAATAGAAGTAACGAAGAAGAGACTGCGCCAACAGTCTCTCCTCCTAAACAATAATTAGTTAAAAGGAACTAATCATGTCTAATACTATCTATGCTCTTATAGAAAAGCACATCGAACACCAAGCAAACTATCTACCCACTAGCGTCAAACGTGAATGCTTCATTGACTGGTCTACAGTTGATATACATGAAGGACATTCTAACGTGGGCAATCCAGAATACAAGACTGGACCAGAACATCATTGTTACGGTAAGAAACTATCCGAAGCACACAAGAGTAAAGTGTCGAAGGCGAATATGGGTAACAAGTCTAAGACTGGTCGTACAGGTAAACTACACCCTCTGTTTGGTTTAAAAGGCGGTGACTCACCATCTGCTAGAAAAGCGATGGTTAATGGAGTAATATATAATTCATGTACAGAAGCGGCAGAAGCGTGTGGAATTACTAAAAGCACGTTCTCATATTGGTTAAAGCATGGAAAGGCAGTGAAGATATAAATGCAAACAATAACCCTGAAAATGAAAGATTACTCGATGCTCCAATTGGTGGAGTGTGACCCTGATGTGGTCCATGAATTGAGTGAACACTTTACATTTGAGGTACCTGGTGCGAAGTTCATGCCCGCTGTAAAGAAGCGGTTGTGGGACGGCAAGATAAGAATGCTGGATCGTAACACAGGACAGATCAATGCAGGGTTATACTATGCTATAAAGAAGTTTGCTATGCAACGTGGGTATGGCATCAAGGTGGACGAAGGTGCTTACGGTTTCCCGTACGAAACTAACAAAGTCAATCACTTAGAGACCATGAATTGGATGGATACTTTAGGTATTCCATTCAAACCTCGCGACTATCAGTATGATGCTATAACACACGCTATCACATATAAGCGATGCATTCTAATATCACCGACTGGTTCTGGCAAATCCTTTATCATCTATCTGTTAATGCAATGGTACATGGCGAATCATGATAAGAAGATTCTTGTTATTGTTCCGACAACATCTCTTGTTGAGCAGATGTATGCTGACTTTAAATCATACGGAATGGATGTAGATAACGAAGTACACAAGATTTATTCTGGTAAAGATAAAGAGACTGATAAGCGTATTGTTGTCACAACATGGCAGTCCATCTATAAGTTACACCCAGTTTGGTTCGAAGACTATGGTGCTATCTTTGGTGATGAAGTACATGGATTCAAGTCGAAGTCCTTATCATCTATTATGAACAAAGCAAAGAATGCTGAATATAGATGGGGAACAACAGGCACACTCGACGGTACTCAAGTACATAAGTTAGTGTTAGAGGGATTATTTGGTCCGGTACATCGCGTTACAACAACACACGCACTACAAGAAAATGAGACATTGGCAAAACTAGACATCGACATTATACTATTAAAGTATGCCGAAGAGTTTTGTAAATTAACAGAAGGTAGGAGTTACCAAGATGAAATCGATTTTATTGTTACTTACGAAAAACGTAACAACTTCATTGCAAACTTGGCGGTCAATCAAACTGGAAATACACTTGTATTATTTAACTTGGTTGATAAGCATGGCAAGGTGCTTCGGGATTTAGTAGAAGATAAACTCAAAGAAGGTCAAAGGATATTCTATGTTAGTGGGGAGACGAAGACAGCAGATAGAGAACAGATCCGTAATATCGTTGATAAGCATAATAATTGTATCATTGTTGCCTCTCTTGGCACTTTTTCTACTGGTATTAACATACGAAATCTGCACAATATTATATTCGCGTCTCCGAGCAAGTCTCAGATACGTGTACTCCAGTCTATCGGGCGTGGGTTAAGACAGAGTGATGATGGTTCAACTGCCAAATTATATGATATAGCGGATGATCTACATATAGGTAAGAAAGCAAACTTTACTCTTCGCCATAGTGCAGAGAGGATAAAAATCTACACGGCAGAGCAGTTTCCCTATAAGATAACACAGGTTGATATATGATGAATGAATTAGATTTTGCACAATTTAAGTTGACGAGTGGACATGAGATAGTATGTGAGGTATTAGAGTGGACTGATCCAAATATTTCGGACTCTAAAGATATCATTATTAAAAATGTTATGCAGATAGTGAGTGGTCAAATGAATGATAGTGGTGAAAGCATTTTCTTATTCCGTCCTTTCGTTCAATTTTGTGAAGGTGAGAAAGAGTATATGGTGCTGGATATGAGTCATGTTCTTACGGTGAATCGCCCTAACAAACATCTTTGTGCTGAGTTTATATATGCAGTGCAAGAGATGAATGATATTGCTTTAGAAAGAGATGAAGAAGTTGCTGAAGCAGAAGAATTATTTGCACAGAACCTAGAGAAGAATAAAGGACGCTTAGAAGCATCGATGAAACGTGTTATGAGCAAAGATGGTGATAATGTTGTTCAGTTTCCTTTTATGAAGAATAAACCAGAAGACGATGATATTATTCACTGAGTGTCTAAAGAGTTTTTCTTTGTGATTAAAAACGTGCTAAGTGCATTATACTATAAATGAGAAAGGATGTCAACCTTTTTCTTTAATTAATTTTACTTCTTGACAATCGTTCATTAATAGTGTATAATGGACTCTATATTAAAAGAAATGGCATTATATTATGAAAATTGGTTTCACTTGCTCCGCATTCGATCTGCTACATGCTGGTCACGTACAGATGCTCCGCAACGCAAAAGAACAATGTGAATATCTTATAGTAGGACTTCAAGTTGACCCACAACTAGATCGCCCCACAAAGAACGCACCCATCCAAACTATCGTTGAACGCTACACGCAACTTCAAGCGTGTTCGTATGTTGACGAGATTGTTCCCTACAGCACCGAGCGTGACCTCACTGATATTCTTTCTATGTACGATATAGATGTACGTATACTGGGCGAAGAATATAAGGACAAAGAGTTTACTGGCAGAGACCTCTGTCGTAAGCGAGGTATGCATATCTACTTCAATGAAAGATCCCACAGATTCTCTTCGTCTGATTTAAGACAAAGAGTGGTTGACAATCAGGCAAAAGTGGTGTATAATAAACCAACAAACGAAGTTACATAAACCCTTAACCCGAGTAAGCAAAGATAATGAAAGAACCAACAAAGAAACTTAAACCAAAAGAGAAACCGCATTACGTTAATAATGCTATGTTCTCACAGGCGGTAGTGGACTATGTTGCATCTAAGAATGCCGCAGTAGCGAAGGGCGAAGTACCACCAATCGTCACTAACTACATTGCGGAATGCTTTTTAAAGATATGTGAAGGACTATCACATAAATCTAACTTCGTCCGATATACGTATCGCGAAGAAATGGTAATGGATGCTGTAGAAAACTGCTTAAAAGCAATTGAAAACTATAATCTTGAAACTGCCACACGAACTGGTAAACCTAATGCATTCGCATATTTTACACAGATTAGTTGGTATGCTTTTCTTCGCCGTATTGAGAAAGAGAAGAAGCAACAAGACATTAAGGTACGCTACTTGTCAGAGAGTGGATTGTCCGAACTAGTTAGTAATGAGTTACTTGATGCTGGAGTACAACAGCAGACACAGGCGTTTGTAGAAGAGTTACGTGGTAGAATCGACTATGTTAAGTCCAATGATAGACTCATTAAAGAGTATGCTAAAGACAATAAACGTAAACGTCGAAGTCGCTCTGTTGATTCTGATTTGACTGGACATTTTGAGGACTAGACCTTGAAGATTGCTTTTCTAAATGATACACATTGTGGTGTACGAAATTCTTCTGAAGTCTTTATGGACTATCAAGAGAGATTCTATCGTGATGTATTCTTTCCATATCTGAAAGAGAACGGGATTACTAAGATTGTGCATCTTGGTGATTATTATGAGAACAGAAAGACTATTAACTTTAAGGCACTAGAACACAATCGTAAGATATTCCTAGAGAAACTTCGTGAGTATAAAATACACATGGACATTATCCCGGGTAATCACGATGTGTACTACAAGAACACGAATCAACTGAATGCTCTAAAAGAACTACTCGGACATTATATGGCAGAGGTTCGTATCATCGAAAAACCTACTGTTGTTAATTATGATGGTCTTGATTTTGCACTTGTTCCGTGGATAAACCAAGATAACGAAAAGCACACGATGGAGTTTCTTGCTACGTGTAAAGCATCTCATGTAGGTGCGCACTTGGAGTTAGAAGGGTTTGAGATGCAAGCGGGTATTCCTTGTGTACATGGTATGAAATCATCGACGTTCGATAGATTCGAAATGGTTCTATCTGGTCACTTTCATACCAAGTCACAGCAAGGACCGATTCATTATCTTGGGTCACAGTACGAGTTCTTCTGGTCTGATGCACATGATCCTAAGTACTTCCATGTACTAGACACAGACACTCGTGAACTGACACCCGTACATAATCCACTGCGTATCTTCGAACGTGTGTACTATGACGATACGGTAGAGAAGGCGGATTACAAGTATGGTATTGGTGAACTACCTGACGTAGATAATAAGTATGTCAAGTTGATTGTGGTGAACAAGTCTAAACCTAAATTGTTCGAGAAGTTCGTGGATCGTTTGCAGATGAAACAGATACATGAACTGAAGATTGCAGAGAACTTTTCTGAGTTTATGGGTGATGATGTTGATGATGATAAAATAAATGTTGACTCTACCGAAGATTTGTTGTATACTTACATAGACGCTGTAGATACAGTCTTAGATAAAGATCGTATCAAAGGCGAAGTTCGACAATTAATGATTGAGGCACAGACCCTAGATATAGTATGATTATTTTTAAAAAACTAAGATATAAGAATTTCTTATCAACGGGTGATAACTTCACAGAGATCCAACTGAATCGTTCTAGGTCTACTCTTGTAGTAGGTCAGAACGGTGCAGGTAAGTCTACAATGCTGGATGCTCTGTCGTTCGCTCTGTTCGGTAAGGCACATCGGAGTATCACGAAGAATCAGTTAATAAATTCTATCAACGGTAAAGCAACTGTAGTTGAAGTTGAATTCTCTGTTGGTGTGAGTGAGTATAAGATTCATCGTGGTATTAAACCCAACACTTTTGAGATATGGAAAGATAATGTTCTGGTCAATCAGGACAGTCATAATAAAGAATATCAGTCAGTACTTGAGAAGAATATTCTGAAGTTGAATCACAAATCGTTTCACCAGATAGTTGTTCTTGGATCATCTTCATTTGTTCCATTCATGCAACTGCCTGCTCAACACAGACGAGATGTGATCGAAGACCTACTTGACATTAATGTATTCTCTAAGATGAATGGTATTCTTAAAGAGCGTATGTCAGTGCTACGTGAGAAGGGTCGGACTAATCAAGTTCAGTTAGAGTTGATTCGTGATAAAATTAAGAACCAAGAACGATATGTGAACACACTTCGTCAACTTAGTTCCGAACAGAAAGCGAAGAAGCAGGTAGAGATTACTGAGTTAGGCGAGAAGATTGATGAACGTATAGCAACTAATACTGCTGATCTTGAGCATGAACTGACACAAGTAAAGTCACAACTTGCTAAGATAAACAAGCAGAGAGTAGAGTTCGAGAAGTACGACCATCAGT